CCTTGGTTATTAGCCTCTGAAGTTATCGACACATCGTGAAGCTCATAAAGCTCGTATCCGTTTTGGATGTTTACTTCGATTTGTCCTTGCGTTGGATGCGCTCTAGTTACAATACCGATATAAACTAAGTGATTCGGAGCTAATTGCTTTGTAGTCGTATAAGTTCCAGCCGTAGTTGCTGATAAATATAACTGAGCCCCTTCAGTAAATGCCGAAGTGTCCAAGCCTGTTATATCACCAACACAAACTACATTACCATTTGCGTTGTTTGCGATATTCGCCTGAACTAAACCAAAGGTTTGTGCTGAGGTAGAATCGCTTGTAGCTAAAGCCTTTGAAACCGTAGGTTTGTTTCCAGTTGCACCAGAAATGTAAACTACCGTGCCTTTAGTTAATGTCGCTCCCGTTGTATTTCTAACCTCACGAATTAACGTGCCAGCCGTTGACATTGTAGGGAATGTAACTAAAGAGCCATCGCCTGCAATGTATTGCGTAGTGTTACCCGTTGCGGTTACGGCTAAAGTACCTGAGCTAGTAATAGGAGAACCCGAAACACTAAAAGCACTTGGAACCGTTAAGGCTACCGAAGTAACCGTTCCCGTATTTGACGTGTAACCGTTCGGATTAGACGCAGGGTAGTAAGATGTATTATCGTAGGAAATAGTCGTTCCATCTGCAATTACAAAGCCCGTACCGTTTAAATCGTCTTGCTTTGCATTTAGTGCGTTTTGCAAGTCTGTTTGATTTGATAGCGTTCCAGTGATACCACCCCAAACCGCAGCCGAACTTGAAACCTCAACGTAAACGCTACCGCTCCAACGATAGATTTTATTTGTATCTAATGTAATATAAATCTTACCCGTTTCGCCAGTTGTAGGAAGTGTACCAAAGCTAGAAACTTCGATAACGTCATCAACGTAGCTAGGTAATTGAGAGCTTGGGACTTTGCCATCTCCACCCAATGAAGCGTATCCGTTATTAACTCCCTTATTTGCTACGTTCTCGGGTGTATAACCTAAAGCCGTAGTCACATCGCTAGAGGTAATACCAGTCAAATAGGTGTTAGTGTCAATCGTATAGCTATTGTTAGCCGTCTTTTTAAGCAAACCAAACGTGCCACTAAGGGCAGCGATAGAAGTTAAGTCTGCGTCTAATGGTTGCTTTGCATTTAAAGCCGTTTGTGTAGCCGTTGAGATAGGCTTATCTAGGTCGCTTGTATTATCAACCGCCCCAAGACCTACCATTGTTTTGGTAATACCGCTAACCGTTCCCGTAAATGTAGGCGAGTTAATAGGAGCTTTAAGATTTAAAGCATTTTGCAAATCTGTTTGAGAGCTTAATGTACCTATAATCTCACCCCATCGAGCATTACCAGTTGCTGAAATTTCTGCATAAGCCGAACCAGTCCAACGATATAGCTTGTTAGTATCTTTAGCAAGGTAAAAATAATCGATTGAGCCAGTCGCAGGGAAGTCCGCAAGCGTATTAAATTGCAAGATGTTAACTTCGCCACCCGAGCGCAAGATATTAATCTCTACTAATGTAGGTGTAATATTAAGCGTTACGTCTTGAGTCGCATCTGTTACGTTTATATCGATATTATTCTCGTTATTAACGTAGTCTACCGTGATGTTTTCTACTATTACGTTCTGAGTAGCCGTGACCGTTACCTCTTCAACCGTAGTGCTTACATCTAGCAAGACGGTTTCAACGGTTTCAGTTACCGCAATATCTATTATTTGGTCGTTAGGCTGTGCCGAAACGCTAATATTATTAACGAATTCGGTCACTCCGATTGTAATATCATCCATTATTATCGAGTTATTTCTGGTAAAATGTTAAATGTTCCCTGCACGTAAGTCTTCACGTCACCGCCCGAAAGCGTGAATTGAATGTCGTAGGAATAATTGAACACCTCAATATCAATAATCTGTTTGTTAATTTTAAACTGCCCCGCCGAAGCATTAGTAATTGTAATACCAGCTGAACTAGCAGAAGTCAAAGATAGAGCCGCAACTGAATCGCTTGCAGACTTTCTTAATTGCATTCTAATAACTGCACCTGTAAGATTTACCGCTACGTTATTAATCTTCAATTCAAAGGCTACTTGGTCAAAAGTGTCTCCTTTTATATGCGTGAAATTAAGACTCATTTTGTATTTTGTTTAAGTATATTTTTAACTTTTTTACGTTTGATTTCTTAGGCTTATAAGTACCAGCCACCGAAGTCCGATTTTTTGTCTGGGAACATGTCTGCATTAGAGTTGGTATTATATTCTGGATATGAAGACTGATTAAAACTCATATAGTCAATAAATCTACGAGTGTAATGCTCTGCAATTGAACGCTCTTTTTCGACTAAGTAATCTATTTCCCCTTTTTCAACGTTGGTACTATTTTCGCTACTATGTTTAAATACTCCTTTGTTAGCAATTGTATAAGCTGCAAATGGTAAAAACTCGACCATAGACCAGTGAATTACCATAGGCTTAATATACACGTTTAAAAGCATTGTATAAGGGCTAGTTAAATTACTAGCTACTATGCCATCGTTTATCTTATTAAATAGCTTAGTGCCTAAATACCCTTGAATGTGAGTATCTTGAGCAACCTTAACCCACTGAATAAATTTATCTACGTCCACATTACCATTCATGGCTGTGAATTTTACGATATCATCTCTTGAAACAAAAAGCGCTTGAGCCATTCTATGTTATTTTAAAAATCCTTGATTTGGCATATTGATTGGAGCCGTATAAACTAGCCGGCTTTCTTTCTTATAATCTTTGCCGTCCGACTTATCAAAAGGTGCAGGTAAAATCTCGCCTGCTTTACGTGCCTCCGCTGGGCTTATCTCTTCGGCGCCCTTTCTACGTGGGTCAATGAAACGCTTGTAGGTTTCACGTGTCCAATAATGGTGACACGCTCCGCCTCCCTTATATAGGAATATATCGTAAGTGTTTGCACCCTGTGGCCCCCAGCCTGGGTTAGTGCTAGCCTTTTCACTCATAGCCATAATGTCTTCCTTACGGTATAGCTTATTTGCTTGCGTCATTTTCTTACAAAACTCCCTAGACTTATCGGTAGTTTCACCGCTATATCTGTAACGTGATGCGTAAAGTTTTCCGTCTTGAGAACTTTTTAAATCGGGACGTGCCACTCCGGTAGTAACAAATTTCCACATCTTAGCAAGTAGAGATTTATCTGGATTGTTTAAGGCATCTAGCTCTGCGTCTAAACGCTCTTCGTCTTCGTATGATACTGGTCGGCTATCTACAAGCTCCCACTCGCTAGGGTCAAGTTCTTCGCCGTATTCTTCTAAATCTAATTTATCGATATGACTTGACAATGTAAGCGGAGAAGCTAATGATGCACCGTCAACCGTAGGAGGTAACGAAACTAAATTACGTATTTCGTTTGGAGTCATGCTCTCAAGTACCTTAGTGGCTACTAAAGGAGAAAGGCTATTGATTGCTTCAATAATAACATTGCCTCCGCCTTCATCTGTTAGCTCACCTTGCGCATCCAATGGCTGTAAACTAATGAATTCTAGGTTTAAAGATATTGCATTAAATCCTAGTATTTTGTTTAGTGCATAAATAATGTTTTGCTGAAATGGTCTAATTACCATATTGTCAAACAAAATAGACGCATTCTTTAACTCGTCAGCGTTTGAACTAAATCCATTCGCCGAAGGGATACCAAATAGTAAGCCAGACGTTACGTTGTGTCCTAATAGAATCTTACCTCTCGATTCTTCGCTTAAATAAGTATAGTGTGCAGGCGCATCATTTAAAGGTACATTGTCGATTGTAGTCTTTTTAGTCTCATCGCTATTAAATGAAACTACAATTTTAGCCCCACTTGCGCCGGTTAATTTCTTTTTAACGTCCGAAGCTTGCAAAGACATTTTCTCTTCGTCTGGAACTCCGTTGTTAAAGTTAATTACGCTAGTTGGTGAGAATCCGTTTTGGACATCGTTGATTAAGTAATCCGCTATTTCTTCTTCTAGCTTAGTATAAGGCAAAGCCCCAATATAATCTACGTTAGAATAGTACTTTTGACCTACCGAATAGTTACGAACGCATAAAATTTCTAGCGTTTTATCGCCATAACCAAAAGCCCCAATACGCTTAGGCACAAACTTTTTAGTTTCTTGCCAGTTATCGGAATAATAATACCCAGTAATTTCGCCTTTCTCATTGCATTTTTCCGCTCTAATTAGTTGGGCAGGTGCGTGTTCAATTCTTACAATGGCATCCTTTGCCTTATTGTAAATCAATTGGAAATAACCTTGGCCCAAAAGTTTGTAATCTGTAATAATACACTTTAATACCTCGGGACGGAATAACATTTTCATCTGAGCGTATTCGTTTGGCTTCTTATTTGAATCCTTTGCATCTAATCCACGGCCATAAATTAACTTAACGATAGAGTTAATAACCGAGTTATTTGTAGTCGAATTATTATATCTGTCAATTAGGTACTGGAAGTAGTCGTTATCATCGCCAAATTGCACCCAAGCCTCTTTGTTAGATTCTTTGGATTGAGG